GGCACCAAAGTCACGAGGACAGAATGACCATCGATTGGGCTGTGCAAGAACTCAAGATCAGACGCCAAGAAGAACGCGAGGCCGAAGAAATTGGAACATGGGAAGCATTCGCCGCAATGAAACGCCGCCGATCCTATAGACGCAAAGATATGGGATATAGCCGTACCAAAGCAAAGGCATGGCTCGAACTAGCAGAGGCCACCCCATGACCGACTTCGCCGTCAAAGTCACCGTTCGCAACGCCAGACTCCTCCGCGCCATCAAGGCCGCAGGGTTTGCCACACAAGCCGATCTCGCCCGCTTCATGGGGAAGTCGCCGCAACACATCAACGCGATTATAAATTTCCGCGAAAAGCCCATCGCCAACGGCGACTGGTCAGAACTCGCAATGGACATCTCCTCCGCACTCCGCATCGAGCCGGAAGAACTCTGGCCGCACCACATGCGAGACCTGCTAACCGCCCGCAACTCCATCGAGGCCGAGATCGACGCAGAGCAACTCGCCCAGATCGCCGCACCGTCGAGCCTGGAAGTGGACAAGCCGCTTCTCGCCAAGCTGGTCGCGGCCATCACTCACCCAAAGCGCCGCGCCATGATCGAAGCCCGCTTCGGCCTCACCGGAGAACCGGAAAGAACGCTCGAAGAGATCGCCAAGGACTATGGCGTCACCCGCGAACGCATCCGGCAGAACGAATTGAAGGCCTTCCGCGAGATGAGGGAAAAGGCTAGACGATTAGGTGTCGCCGTGCCAAAGCATCCATATCGATACTGATCCCCCTGCGGTTTACTCCTCCCGCCGCAGTAACTCAGCCCCGCCCTTGTGGCGGGGTTTTTTTTGCTCTATATTGCGCCGCATGACGATAACGCTGTTCGCTCCGTATGAAGTTCCGCAACCCGAAAGGATAAGGGTTGAATGCGAACACGTTCATCTGGAGTTTCGTCAATACAAGTTTTCAGACGATACAATTCGGTACCTTTACGAGTGCCAAGATTGCGGCAGCAAACGCCACCCAATGCTGGGATTGCGGCGAGCCATGCTCGAATGGGGAAAGACAAAAGAGGAATGCCAACGCGCAATTGATGTTGATCTGACTGTAAACACAGAAGAAATAGATAGGAAACAAGACCAAACTCGCGATTTGAACAAGGAAGCAAGAAAATACTGGTATCAATGTTATCTGTTGTCTGAACAGTGGAAGACAAGACGGAGTGCCGTCATGGCGCGAGACAATCATATGTGCCAATACTGCGGAGGCGAAGCCACGGAAGTGCATCATTTGACTTATGAAAACATAGGAAATGAGCCGCTTGAAGACTTGATTGCCATATGCAGACTGTGCCACAAGGATCAGCATTTAAAATGACAGCAGACGAACTCATCCAATGGCGCACCTCGGTCGCCCTATCGAAGCGCAAGGCAGCAGAAGCCCTTGGCCTCGCCCGCAATACGTTCCGAGCCTATGAAACCGGCAAGCAGCCGATTCCGCGATACATCGAACTTGCCGTTAAGGCAGTCCAGAAAACCGACAATAAAAAGGACAGCAATGCTGACCTATAAGCTGATTCCAACCGCCGACCTCATCCCGTACGCCCGCAACAGCCGGACGCACTCCGAGGCCCAGGTCACAAAGATCGCGTCCTCGATCAAGGAGTTCGGGTTCATCAACCCGGTGGTGACGGACGGCAAGAACGGCATCGTGGCGGGCCACGGACGCGTCCTGGCGGCGAACAAGCTGGGACTGAAGGAAGTGCCGTGCGTTGAGGCAAGCCACCTCACGGAGGCCCAGAAGCGCGCCTATGTCATTGCCGACAACCGGATGGCGCTCGATGCCGGATGGGACATTGATCTGTTGAAGGTTGAACTCGGTGACTTGCAGGGCCTGGACTTCGATCTGGCCCTCACCGGCTTCGATCCCGGCGAACTTGAGAACTTCCTCGCAGAGAAGACTGAGGGCCTGACAGACCCGGATGCGGTGCCGGAAACGCCAGCCAATCCGGTGACTGTGCTGGGTGATGTTTGGCTGATGGGCAAGCATCGGCTGATGTGTGGAGACTCGACCAGCATTGAGCAAGCAGAGACACTTACCAAAGGAAATGGCGTCGATTTCGTTTTTACGGACCCACCCTATGGCGTTGCCGTGGTCAAAAGCGGCATGGTGGGCGCTGACTTTGGAGTGGCAAAAAAGGGCAGTTACAAACCTATTATTGGCGATGAAACCACCGACACGGCCATCGAGGCATACAACGCATGCGTAGCTATCGGGGCAAAGAAAATTGTGTTGTGGGGTGGAAATTATTTTGCCGACCGGCTGCCGCCTTCTTCGTGCTGGCTGGTATGGGATAAAAGAGGCGACACAGGCATCGTGAACACATTTGCGGACTGCGAATTGGCTTGGTCGAACATGACCGGCCCGGCACGAATTTATAAGCAACTATGGAACGGCATGATTCGCGAAGGAGAGCGCGACAAACGCGTTCACCCGACACAAAAGCCTATCGCATTATGTGAATGGGGAATATCTAATTACACGGAAAAAGGCGCGTCGGTCTTGGACCTGTTTCTTGGGTCTGGAAGCACTTTGATCGCATGCGAAAAAACTAGCCGCGTATGTTTTGGCATGGAGATGTCACCTGATTACTGCGACGTTATCGTCAAACGCTGGCAGGAATTCACCGGCAACAAGGCAACGCTCGAATCCACCGGCCAGACATTTGAGGATGTCGCTTCGAACCGATACGATTGGAAGAAAGACAGCGCCGCATCATATGATGTTGCCATAGCTGAAAAACGCAAGAAACTCGAGGCATCGACATGACCGAAGAAACCAAAGGCAAGCTGGGCCGCAAGCCTCATGCACCGACAGACGCGCAGCGCCAGCTGGTCTCGCTCCACGCAACGGTCGGCACCACGCATGAGAGCATTGCCGAAATCCTCGGCATCCACAAAGAGACGCTCTACAAGTATTATTCCGCTGAACTGAAGCAAGCCAGGGACAAGGCAAATGCAACTATCGGCGGTGCGCTATTCAACAAGGCCAAGGCTGGCGATACCACCGCAATGATCTTCTGGCTCAAGACGCGCGCACGCTGGCGCGAAACCGTGGACATCTCGAACGAGGATGGATCACTGAGGCCAGAGCCAGTCGCTGCCGCCGTTCTTGCCGCGCTCAACAAGATTTACGATGACGCCGAGTGAGCATCGAGCCGCCAACCATCAACGGCTCTATAAGTTCGCCCGCACGATCTACCGCGCCCGCACCAATCAGGATATGCTGCCGAACCAGCATCAGCGGGCGATCTGCCGCAGCCTCGAACAGGTATTCGCTCACCGCATCAAGCGGCTCATCATCAACGTGCCGCCTCGATCCGGCAAGACCGAGATTGCCGTCAAGGCATTCATTGCCTGGACCATCGGCCTCGTGCCTGATGCTGAATTCATCCACGCCAGCTATTCCAAGAGACTCGCCACATCCAACGCATACGACATCCGCGCCATGATGCAGCACGAGACCTATCGATCGATCTTCCCGTGGGTCTCGCTTCAAGACGATAGCAAGGCAAAGGATGAGTTCCGCACATCACACGGCGGCATCGTCTACGCAACCGGCGCAGAAGGAACCATCACAGGCTATGGCGCTGGCAAGATGCGAGACGGCTTCGGCGGTGCCATCATCATCGATGACCCGCACAAGGCAGGTGAGGCAACCTCGCCCATCATGCGCCAGAACGTGATCGACTGGTATCAGACCACGATACAATCACGCCTCAACAAGACAGACACGCCAATCATCGTCATCATGCAGCGGCTCCACGAAGATGATCTTTCCGGCTGGCTTCTAGGCGGCGGCTCTGGAGAGAAGTGGGACAGCCTCGTCATCCCTGCCCGTGATCCCGATGGATCATCGTTCTGGCCGGAACAATTCCCGCCCGAGATGCTCGACCGACTCGAGCAATCCAGCCCATACGTTTTCGCTGGTCAATACATGCAACGCCCCGCACCGCTTGGCGGTGGCATCTTCAAAGATGAATGGTGGCGATTCTACGATGCTATGCCGCCGCTCAAGTGGCGTGCGATATATGCCGACACGGCGCAAAAGACAAAGGAACAGAATGACTATTCCGTCTTCCAATGCTGGGGCCAAACGCAAACCGGACAGATCGTGCTGCTCGATATGGCACGCGGCAAGTGGGAGGCTCCGGAACTTGAGACGATGGCCCGCGCGTTTTGGCAGAAGCATCATTCCCAGCCGTATCATGGGCCGCTTCGAGCCTTCAAGGTCGAAGACAAGGTGAGCGGCACCGGCCTGATCCAGAAGCTGAAACGTGAAGGCATTCCGATCATCCCGATCCAGCGCAATACCGACAAAGTGACACGCGCATTCGATGCCGCGCCCTATATTCAATCCGGCAATGTCTACATCATGTCCAACATTGATCACCTGGCCGATTTCATGTCCGAGGCCTCGGTCTTTCCCAACGGCACACATGATGATATGATAGACACCGCAATGAGTGCAATTTCCGATATGACAGCGCCGCAGTCTGCTCCTGCGGTTCGCGCCTTGTGAGGTTATCGATGGGACTTTTTGACCGTTTCCGCCGCCCGCAAGAGCGCAAGGAATCCGCTGCCGCCAAGCTTATGGTGATCAATCCCGGCCAAGCCGTGTGGTCTCCACGCAACTACGAATCCTTCGCCAAGGAAGCCTATGGCAAGAACGTGGTGGCATATCAGGCCATCAACCGGATCGCGGATGCCATCGCATCCGTCAATCTTGGCGTCTACCGTGGTGAGACAGAACTGGTCGACCACCCGTTGATCACCCTGCTCGAGCGCCCGAATCCGCTTCAGTCCTATTCCGATTACGTTCGCGCCAAGGTGTCGTTCCTGATGATCGCGGGCAACGGCTACGAAGAGCGGTTCATGGTAGGCCGCGAGGTCAAGGAGCTTTACCAGCTTCGACCAGACCGCATGAAGATCGTTCCATCATCCAACGGCATCCCGTCTGCATACGAATATACGCTCGGCCAGAACAAGGTGCGATGGGAGATGGACCCGCGCACGCTCGAATGCGATGTGCGGCACTTGAAGCTGTTCAACCCGTTGAACGATTGGTACGGCATGAGTCCAATCGAGGCAGGTTCCTACGCCATCGACCAGAACAACGAAGCCATGAACTGGATGCAAGCCTTGCTCCAGAACTCGGCGCGTCCGTCTGGTGCATTGACCGTCAAGGATTCCGGCACGCTTTCCGACGAGAACTTCAACCGCCTCAAGGCCCAGATCGAAGAGCAATATTCCGGCTCCTCGAACGCCGGTCGCCCGATGCTCCTCGAAGGTGGTCTTGACTGGCAGCAGATGGGCCTAAGCCCGACTGACATGGGCATCATTGAGGTCAAGTTCTCCTCGGCCCGTGACGTTGCCTTGGCCTTCGGCGTGCCGCCGCAGCTTCTCGGCATTCCTGGCGATAACACCTATTCCAACTATGCCGAGGCCCGTCTGGCGTTCTGGGAAGACACGGCATTGCCGTTGCTCCAGATGATCGTGAACGATTGGAACAATTGGCTCGGCTCGATCTACGGTGTCGAGATCAAGCCAGACATCGACAGCATCCCGGCCATTGCCGAGAAGCGACTTTCGATGTGGCAGATGGCTGACCAGTCACAAGACCTCACTATCAATGAGCGCCGCGCCTTGAAGGGCTATGGGCCAATCGAAGGCGGTGATGTCCTGTTCGTTTCTTCCGCCGAAATCCCCTTGAGCATGGCAAACGAACCGATGCCGGAACCACTCAGCCCCGATCTTGTGAAAGCACTGGCCTATGGCTCGAAGGCTGGTTGATTCAAACACGCGCCGCGAGGTGCGCCGTCAAGGCGCATTGCTCGATAGGCTGACCGTCCAATTCCGTGGCCGTCTTCAGCGCGAGATAGCAACCGCCATGCGTGAGATGGTCGAGCATTGGGAGCAGACCGGGAACGTCACCTTGCCGCGCGATTTCCGGGACCGCATCGAGGCGACCTATCGCCAGATGGCAATTGCCTCGATCACCATGTTCGGCTCACGCATTATGGACCAAGCCAAGGCGCGAGGCTTGAAGCTGGAGACCAAGGAAAGCTTCGCTCAGATCATGACGCGCAGGGCGTTGCGCTTTATTGAGCAAGAGGCGATCCGCCGCCGCATCACAGAGGTCACGGAAACAACCCGCGACCAAATCATCCGGGCGGTTCGGAAAGGCTACGAGGATGGCTTGGGCCAACGCGGCACCGCTTCCTACATCCTCGATCTGGTGCCGCAGATTTCGTCCTACAGGGCCGACACGATTGCCCGCACCGAGACGCACGGCGCTGCCAATTACGGCTCCCAGGAGGCCGCAAAGCAGACTGGCTTGCCATTGTCCCGAGAGTGGCTGGCCGCTGCCGATGACCGCACCAGAGAGACGCATCGAGAAGCAAACGGTCAGGTTGTCGGAATGGACGAGAAGTTCAAGGTTGGCGATGCCGAACTCATGTTTCCCGGTGATCCAGAAGGCCCCGGCGATGAGGTCATCAACTGCCGTTGCGCCGTTGGTTACATCGTGGACGAAGCCGCCCTTGAGGCCATGTTGTGATTTCAATCAAGCAATGATATATTCCCCTCATGCCTAGCCCCGGCCCGACCGAAAACGAAGACGAGTTCATCTCCCGTTGCATGAGCGACGAGGAGGCAATGTCTGATTTTCCCGATGAAGATCAGCGTTATGCCGTCTGCATTTCCAAGTGGGAAGGCAAGGCCGATGGATATTCACCAAACGAGGCAATGGCACGAGAAGCCACACGCGGCCTCGAATGGCGTGATGAGTTCAACCGTGGCGGAACCGAGATCGGCGTTGCCCGCGCACGCGACATCAAGAATCGCCGCAATCTTTCGCTCGATACCGTCAAGCGGATGGTGTCCTACTTCGCCCGCCATGAGGTGGACAAGCAAGGCCAAGGATTCTCCCCCGGCGAGGATGGCTATCCATCCGCTGGCCGCATAGCCTGGGCCTTGTGGGGCGGTGATCCTGGCCGCTCATGGGCCAACGCAATAGTTCGCAGAGAAGAGGGCGACAAGTTCATGTCCGAACCGATCCAGCATAAGAACGTATCCCTCACGCTCAAGCGCGAACCGGATCAAGATGGCGTCTTCGAGGGCTATGCCTCCGTCTTCGGCGTTGTCGATCAGGGAATGGATGTGGTCGAACGCGGCGCATTTCGCAAATCGCTCGGCTCTCGTAAAGTCAAGATGCTATGGCAGCACGATATGAGCCAGCCCATCGGCGTTTGGGATGACATCTACGAGGACGAGCGTGGCCTGTTTGTCCGTGGCCGTCTGCTCAAAGAAGTAGAAAAAGGCCGCGAGGCAATGGCGCTCCTTCGCGCCGGGGCCATCGATTCCATGTCCATCGGCTATCGCACAATGGAAGCCATCCCAGAGGGCGATGGTCGTGTTCGCAAGCTGATGGAAGTGGACCTGTTCGAGATCAGCCTTGTGACGTTCCCGATGCTGCCGGATGCAAAGGTGACGAACGTCAAGTCGATCACCACCGAAAGAGATTTCGAGCGTTTCCTGCGTGATGCAGGATACTCCCGCAAAGAGGCCGTGGCTCTCACTCTCCACGGATTCAAAGCCCTACAGAGACAGCGGGACGCTGGCGATGAAGAGGCCGTAACCGAGGGCGTCGATGCCCTTTTACAGTCACTGTCAAAGCTAAAGGAATCCCTGCATGTCAGAGGAAATCAAGAAGGCCATCGGCGCGGTTGACGCGCTGCACGCCGGATTCGAAGAGTTCAAGAAGGCCAACGACGAGCGCCTTGCCCAGATCGAAAAGAAGGGCAGCGCCGATGTCGTGACCGAGGCCAAGCTTCAGAAGATCGAAGCCGATCTTGAGAAGGCCCAGAAGATCGCTGACGAGGCCGTTCTGGCTTCCAAGCGTCAGTCCCGCATCGTCACCGACGAGCGTGGCGAAGTGGTCGATCTCGACCGCAAGGCCCAGGAGTGGGCTTCCATGAACGCCCGCCGCCGTGGCGCTGTTGCTGGTTCCTTCGGCGCTGCCGACATGGACGGCTACAAGGCCGCGTTCGACACCTTCCTCCGCAAGGGCGAAGAAGTCATGGGGCCGGAAGAGCGCAAGGCTCTCTCGGTCGGCACCGATCCCGATGGCGGCTATGTGGTCAATCCCGACCTCTCTGGCCGTATCGTGATGAAGGTCTTCGAGACCAGCCCGATGCGTGCATACGCCTCGATCCAGGTCATCTCCTCGGATGCCCTCGAAGGCCTGTTCGATCTCAACGAAGCCTCTTCGGGCTGGGTTGGCGAAACGGACAGCCGTCCCGAGACAAACACGCCGCAGCTTGGCAAGTGGCGCATTCCTGCCCACGAACTCTATGCGAAGCCCAAGGCTACGCAGAAGCTGCTCGATGACGCCTCGATCAACATGGAAGCATGGCTTGCCTCCAAGGTTGCCGAGAAGTTCGCCCGTGACGAAGCCAACGCTTTCGTTGTCGGCAACGGCGTCAACAAGCCCCGTGGCTTCCTGACATTCTCGTCTGGCACCACGCTTCCCGGCACCATCGAGCGTTTCGATACCGGCGTGAACGGCGCATTTGCCGCCGCTCCCAACGGTGGCGATGTTCTCATCAACGCGCTCTATGGCCTCAAGCAGCAGTACCGCGCCAACGCAACCTGGTTCATGAACCGCGCCACGCTCAAGCTGACGCGTAAACTCAAGGACTCGGATGGCGCTTACCTGTGGTCTCCCGGCATCGCTGCCGGTCAGCCCGCATCGCTGCTCGGCTATCCGGTCGCGTCCTTCGAGGACATGCCGGATCCGGCCACGGATTCGCTTTCCATCGCCGTTGGCGATATGCGCGAAGCTTATCAGATCGTGGACCGCCTCGGCATCCGCACTCTGCGCGATCCCTACTCTGCCAAGCCCTACGTGGAGTTCTACACCACGAAGCGTGTGGGCGGCGATGTCGTGAACTTCGAGGCTCTCAAGCTGATCGAGTTCACTGCCTAAAGCACTAACGCGGGGCGGCAATAACGCCGCTCCGCAACCACGCCGATAAGAAGGATTCTTGAGATGCGTGATATGCTTTCTAACAAGCAGGTTGTTCTGCTTGGCACCGTGACCCTCTCTGGCACCACTGCCGGTGCTACTTCTTGGGTTGATACTCGTGGCTTCGACGCCGTGACGCTCATGCTTGCCACCGACACCGTGACCGATGCTGGCGCTGCCGCTGGCTTCACCTTCACGGTTCAGCACTCCGACACGACCGTTGCTGGTGACGCTGCGTCCATCGTCGCGGCTGATTCAGTCAATGGCACGATTGCTCTGTCTGTCACTGCCGATGGCGATGACAACAAGATCATCGGCGGCATTGGCTACAAGGGTTCCAAGCGTTATGTTCGCATGAACGGCGTTGGCACCACCGGCACCGATGCGACCGTCAAGGTCTACGGCATCCTTAACAAGCCGCATCGCGCTGCCACCACGTTCGTCGGCAGCAACGTGGCTGCTACCTAAACTTGATTAAGGGGCGGCTCCTTCAATGGGGCCGCTTCTCTCATCGTAAAATCTGCAATTGATTTGTTCACAATGATCGCGCCGTAAGGATGCAGGGCTGATGCCGACGACAACTGGTTTCGCAACTGACCTCATCACGTTCTCGCGCGGAAGCCTCGCCACCGTTACGGACAGTGACGGCTATATCAAGTGGGCACAGCATAACCTGCTGCTGGCGAGTGAGCAGCTAGACACTTCTAGTTGGACAAAAACGTCTACGACGATAGCAGCAAATTCAATCGCCGCCCCCGATAGTGCGATTACGGCAGACACTATCGTTGCTTCGGGCGCAAACGGCACGGTTTTGCAGTCCTACACTGCTGTCGCTATACCCTATGTTTTTGGCGTGTGGCTTCGCCGCAAAACAGGCACGGGCAATATTCAGATTGCTGCCGACAACGGCACATACACGACCGTTACGATCACCAATGATTGGGCGCTCTACACTGTCACGCAGACCCCGACGGCTGGCACGAAGAGCGCGGGCATCCGTATCGTCACCAACGGCGATGAAGTCTACGCATGGGGCGCACACCTCTATCGTTCCGACCTCGGCGGGATGCAAGCCAACGCCTCCGCGTATCCTTATTATGACCCTAGCACGCTGAAGAATCTGTTAGGGTTTACAGAACTCTTAACTACGGGTTGGACCAACACCAACACCACCGATACGCAAGTTGCTATCGCCGCGCCGAATGGGTCTGCCAATTCCATTGATGTAGCGGCCACGGCTGGCAACGGCACGCTGCTGGCGTCTTTAAGCCTTCTTGCCAGCCCCTACACATTCTCTATCTGGCTGCGCCGCAAAACGGGCACGGGCACTGTGGAGATTACTGTAGACGGCACGACCTATGTTACTGCGGCGGTAACTGCGGACTGGCAAAGGTTTAGCACCACACTGACGCCAACGGCGGGAACTAGAACACCAGGCATCCGCATTGTAACATTTGGTGATGCCGTCTACGCATGGGGCGCGCAACTCTCCGACAGCGCGTCACTTGACCCTTACACGCCTAACTTTGGCGCGGCTCCGAGCGCGGCAGCAGCACATGGCCCGCGCCTTGACTACGACCCGTCAACGCTGGCGGCAAAGGGGCTGCTGGTGGAGGAGCAGCGGACGAATTTGCTGTTAAACAGTGCAACACTTTCAACGCAAAGCGTCACTGTTACAGCAACAGCACATACACTGTCGTTTTATGGAACAGGAACGATTACACTTTCGGGCGCATCAAGTGCCGGACCGTTAATTGGAACGGGAGTATATCCTAACCGCGTAACACTTACTTTTACACCAACCGCTGGAACGCTGACACTTACGGTTACAGGAACTGTGAGCAACGCACAGCTTGAAGCCGGAGCCTTCGCCACCTCCTACATTCCCACGGCTGCCGCTTCTGCAACCCGAAACGCCGATGTCGCTTCCGTTGGCGTGAGTCAGTTTCCAGCCAGCAGCACTGCGTTTACACTTGGCATAAAGTTCATTTCGATGAGCACGGCTGCTCCGGCGATTGCTTTGTGCCTATTTAACGCATCTCCATTTTCAAACCGTATTCAGGTTAATCTTTTTGGAAACGTGGCCGTTTTCAATTCCGGTATTCTTGACGTGAATATTACTTCCGGTGTAACTACGGGTCAGAGGGCAAATCGGTATGCAGCCATCGCAAACAACGATTTTGCAACATCATTGAACGGAGGTGCTGTAGAAACAGATACTTCTGTTCTGGTTCCTTCTGGCGTCATTACGCTTGGAATTGGAAATACAGGCGGAGGAGCTTTGTTATCTGGGTGGATTGAGAATGTAATCTACATTCCGCGCCGCCTGACCAACGCCGAACTTCAAGCAAGGACCGCATAATGGGCAGTGATCTCATGTACCGCGCCGCCGACAAAGCCACATGGGATGCGTGGGCGGCTATCGTCAGCCTCACCTATGATGACCGCCCCAACGGCTGCTACATTGACGAGATCGGCCCTGTGGTTGTCACTCCGGCTGTTGTTGGCCCCGATGGCGAGATCATCACGTCCGCCGTCATGGATGACCGCTATCATGTGAACGTACGCCTGACACAGATCGCAGGGCCGCGTCCTGATCCGCTGCCAGAAGACTACGTGCCGCAAGGCCACGATCCGGCTGTGCTGGCTCAAGGTGGCCCCGGCGTTGAGTGGATTGATCCGGCAACTGTGAACAATCCTCGGCGCATCTGGGCTGGCGAAATGAATTACTACACGCCAATTGCATCGGAGCAATCAAATGAAGGTTAAACTTATTCGCCAGTTCTCTTGTGCGCCAGAAGGCCACACGGTTGTGCGATTCGATGCTGGTTCGATCCTCGAAGGCAACCTTGCCGTCTTGGCGATGGAGGAAGGTGCTGCTATTGAAGTGGCAGAGATGCCGCCGCTCGAGACCAAGATCGAGACGCCAAAGAAGAAAGCCAGGAAAGGTTAATCCATGAGCCTTCGCGCCGCCGTTCCGCTTTATCAGTTTCGGGGTTCGGTTCTTACGTCCGCCCCTGCATCCGAGCCGGTGACGGCTGCGGAACTCCGCACGCATCTTCGCACTGACTCGACGGAACTTCCTGACGCGGAGGCAAATACGCTTATCACGGATGCTCGAACCGAGATCGAGAACATGACCGGCCTTGCGTTCATCACGCAGTCATGGCGGCTCTCGCTTGATCGCTGGCCCGCTGGTGGCGAGGCCTGGTGGGATGGCGTGCGAGAGATGTCGATCACAGAACTGGCGCGCACCAGCACCATTCAAAGCCTTGTTATCCCGCGATGGCCTCTTCAATCGATCACATCGGTAACGGTCTACGATGAAGGCAGCAATGCAACGGCAATCACGGTTGCCAATGTCTTCGACGTTGACACATATCAGACGCCTGGAAGGTTGACACTCAAGCGAGGCCAGACTTGGCCGGTTGCTCTGCGTGCCAATAACGCCATCCAGATCATCTATGTATCTGGATTCGCCAATGCAGCAGCAGTGCCATCTCCGATGAAGCGTGCTGTCAAGCAGCTTGCGGCTTTCCTCTATAGCAACCGTGGCGATGACTGCGATGCAAGTGATGCCTATGACGCATCCGGCGCTTCGGTCATTATGGCTCAATATAAGGCCATGAAGGTATGACATATCCCAGCAGTCTCGACATTGCGCGCGGACTGGCTTCGGGTTGTCGGTCATTCAACAAGTTTGGCCGGAACAC